AAGGCATTTTAAGTAATTTTGGCAAAAAATAAAAGGCGGTTAAAAAACCACCTTTTTTGGTCGAGGTGACAGGACTTGAACCTGCGGCATCTTGGTCCCAAACCACTTAATAAATGTGTGAAAAACTTAGTGTTTATCGGACTTTTCAAGTTCAGTTGCCTAACATTTGCCTTGCATTTATTTTTTAGCTTATTTTACGATTGAGAAAATCATCAAGTTTTTTCGCAGGTGCTTCAGTATCATCTTGCATTAAATGCGTGTAAATGTTCAAAGTGGTTTCGGGCTTGGTATGCCCTAACTGGTGTTGAATGTAGAGAATATCATAGCCCGAATAGAAAAGATTTGTTGCGTGGGTGTGTCTAAGACAATGAGCTGTAAACGGTTCTATGACCTGCGGAATACCGTCGGGGCAGTATTTACTGCGTGGAGCAATGCCGACAATTTTGCCTTGCTGTGAATTGAATGCTTCGAGGTTTAGGCAATTGATGTAACTCTCCCACAATCTCCGCCACGCTGAATTTGTCATAAGTTTGCCTTTGGTGGTTGTGACTACATAATCAAATGGGGAGTGGGGTGCAAGGCTTTTCAGATAGTCTGACAGAACGGTCGGAATATCAACCTTACGGACACCTGCTTCTGTTTTCGCTCCTGCTTTTATGTAAGAATTGTTTCCGTCAAGAACCAAAGTCTGATGAACATTTATTTTGTTGCGTTTCAAGTCAATATCCGCCCATTGCAAGCCGAGGCATTCACCTCTTCGCAGTCCTGCAAGCAACATAATCATTGCCGGCAATCTTCCTCTGTGAGGAGTGTTGATTATTAGCTTTTGCTCTTCGGGTGACAAAGCTCTGCGCTCTTTCTTTTTTGCCGCACTCTTAGATATTTTGACATATTTCAGTGGGTTGAAGTCGATAGCTCGGTTTTCAATAGCGTACTCAAACACTCGGCTTGCAGTTGCGATGAACTCTTTCAGCGACTTTTTCGCTGTTGGTTTGCCTGTTGTAGGGTTCTTAGCGGCTAAGTCAAACACGATTTCCTGAAAATCGGCAATTGTCAGCTTGTTGATTTTACAATGCTCAAGTTCTGCAAAATGTTTGAGATACCGTTCAAGCGTTTTGTATTGTTGCGGTGTTTGCAGTGACCTCTGAACTGACAGCCAGCGTTTTTTCCAACAGCCGTATGTATCATCGGAAGAGATGTCTATGCCTTTACCGAGTTTTTGTTTTAATTCGGCGGCAAGCGTTTCAACCTCTTTTCGTGATGTGCCGCATACGGATTTGTACTTTCGTTTACCGTTTTCATCTCGTCCGATATAGATGTTCTTCTGATAGCGCCCATCTTTGCGTTTTTTCATTTTATACACTCCTTTTGTTTGAAAAAAGGGTGCAAAAATCCCCTGATATTCAATGCTTGAAAATTTCAGGGGAGTGTGATACAATATTATTGCTTTTAGTAGTATCACTGCACCCTGTGTGGTGGTTTCCGCTCCGACTTGCGCCAACAGGTCAGGGCGGTTTTTATTTTTATTTTAATTTTTATTTGCTATGAGCATTTTAACCTTTGCATTATAACTTACTTTATCGTTCTCATCGTAATGTTCACCAATTGTAAAATCGTTAATGCCAAGAATTCGCTCTTGATTTTCTTTAACAAAAGCTACATCTTCTATATGGAGATTGCCGACATCTAAACCGTTGACAAGCACCTTGATTGCAGGCTCGCCTTTATAATCGTATTCCTGTAACTGCACATTAAGCACTTTGCCTGCTTTTTTGTCGGTTTTGAGTTGTTTAAGTAACTTCTGCCTGCCCTGAAAGGTAACACCTGCAACTTTAAAAACTTTCGTGTGCGACTTGCCCGATTCCGGTTGCATCGCAGGAGTTTTTACCTCTGATTTTGGCTTTTTAAATAATTTTGATAATAATCCCATAATAGCCTCCTCATTGACACATAATGTCAAATATTATATAATAATATTCGAGGAGTTCCTACTTCTCTAATCCTTATTTTGACCGCTCACAGTTGCCGCTGTGGGCGGTTTTTTATTTTGTTATTGCTTTATTGCTGTAAATTTATTTTTGTAATCCATAATAGTTACGAGGTGATTTTTATGGATTATAAAAAGTATCAGAAGTCCCGAAATATGTCGTGGGAAATCCTGTTAAAAGAAAACGTCCGAGAACTCCCTGTTAATATTGTCGAACTGTGTTACAAGCTCGGCATTGCAGTAAAGTATTATGATAAGTTTGAGCAGGGCAATGACGGTAAATGCACCGTCATTAACAATGAGCCTATCATACTTGTACGGCAAGACTGCAACCGACAGCGGAAACGCTTTACCGTTGCTCACGAGCTCGGACACATTATGCTTGGCCATGTTGGCCGCTATGAACTTATCAACCGAGAAATCTCGCCAAATGACAATCCCATTGAACAGGAAGCAAATGTATTTGCAAGCAGGCTACTTGCTCCGGCTTGTGTGTTGTGGGGATTAAAGGTCAAAAGTGCTGACGAAATATCTCAGCTCTGTGATATAAGTCAAACTGCAGCGGAATATCGCTGGCAACGAATGCAGGAGCTCTACAAGCGGAACAAGTTTTTAATTGCTCCGCTTGAACGGGAAGTTTACAAAAAATTTCAAGACTTTATTTTAAGTCATCAACATCAGGCAAATCCATAAGTTTATTAAAATCGTCGTCTGTAACGGTTGTTTCCTTAAAACTTCCGTCTCGGGCGGCAGTTTTTATTTTGTAAACTTTATTGTAATTACCACTACATATTAAATCATTTGAATATTCGAGAAGTTTGTTTTTTCCAAAATTATTTAATGCCGCATAGTTAGTAATTAGTTTTTCTTTGTGAATGTTTGTTTTGTCGTCTGAGTTACTATTAATAAACGAGGTGTACCCTAAAATATTGTTATTGTCATCTACATTTACCATATATGTATTACCTTTGTATGTTTCAACAACAATATAAAATTTGTGCCCATCCTCGCATAAAAATTCCATAGCCATTCCGCTACTCTTTTCTTGTGAGAAATTTACCGATAAAACTCTAATAAAATGGACATAGTCATAATCACACAAAGGGCATTTAATTTCAGCTTCTTCGATTTCATGTGGAATAAAATTTAGTCTTATAGTTTTTCCTATTAAATAATCGACAGAACATTTATAAAAATCAGCTAATTTGATTAAAGTTTCAGAGTTTGGTTCCCTTTCATTTTTTTCATAGCCAACGTAAGTTGTGTATGAGATCCCTAATTTTTCGGAAGCTTGTTTCATATTAAGATTAAGTTCTGTTCTAAGTTCTCTAAGTTTTTCTCCAAGCATATTTTTCCCTCCAATAAAACGATTTATTTGTTATAAATACAATACTCTAAATGAGTAAAAATGTCAAGCGAATAATTAAAATAATATTCATTTAGTGTAATTGCACAAAAATCTACAATACTCTTTGTGCGTAATTTACTTGTAAAAGATATTGACAAATACTCTTATTGCGTATATAATTAGCTTGTAAATACGCAATAAGAGTATTTTCGCTTAACACGATAAAGGAGGTGAGATTAGTGCTGTTTTTATATCCAAATATTGAAGCCGAAAGAGCAAGAGCTAATATGACACAAGAAGACCTTGCTAATAAGTTAAAAATTGAACGTAAAAGTTATTATAATTGGCAAACAAAAGGTAATATCCCTATTAATATACTTTTGAGTTTAGCTGATATTTTTAATTGTTCAACCGATTACTTATTAGGAAGAACTAACAATCCTTCTTGTTTCATAGAAGCTATCAGAAACTAACTTTGCCGAACAGCAGAAATCAGCTTAGGAGGTGAAGAAAAGACGGAAGTAATAATAATTTTAGGACTGCTAATGCTTTGCACAGCTTTTGTTTCAGCAGTATTAGCAATAAAAATAGTAGCCGCCCATTTGTATAAAACAATAGACAGCTACCTTGATAAGCACGACGCTCAAATTATGGATCTGATTAAGTGGGCAAAGGACGAAGACAAACATCAATGAACGCTTTTCCAACAGGAGTAAGTTTTGCAACTCCTTTCTGTAAATCAAATTTTTGATTACCGTTATTTGATTTGTTTGTGGCTTCTATTTGATTTTTGAAATCTACTACTATAGGTAAAGAATCAAAAATCTTATAGACTGAATCAAGCGTTGCTGATGTTGAATCAGTCGAAATCGTTTCAGACAAAATTACCAACAAAAAATAGGAGGTGTACATATGCCGAGAGAAAGACCTATCATCAATTGGGATGAAGTGCCGGTGATAATTGATGTGCCGTATGTGGCACGGTTGCTTGCACTTAATGTTGATTACACAACACGGCTTGCACAAAGGGGCGTTCTTCCTGCCCACAAAATCGGAAAGCTTTGGCGATTTGATAAGGAAGAAATCAGACAATACATAAAGGAGCATTAACAATGTGGTTAAGAAACTATCCGACACGCAGAAAACTGCTCAAAGATATTGAAAACCTCAGAGCAGAGAACAGACATCTCAGCATTGAGCTAAGGAACGCAAGAACGGACCTTGCACTTGAAAAAACAGCGTCAAGCGGTTATCGTCACGAGAACAGAGAGCTAAAACGCAAGCTCAAAGCACTTGAAACGCCTGAATCCGAAGCATTCAATTTTGAATGTGTGGGGGTTTCAAATGTTAACTAAAAAAGAAAAATCCGCTGAAGCTCAGCAAAGCCTCAACGGATAGCAAGGATATAACAAATATAACCACTTTGATTATATCCTTTATTGATTAAAAAATCAAGAAGGAAGGTTGAAAAATGTCAGAAATAACAGTAAGCGAACAGCATAAGCAGGCAATTGAACTGCATCAGAAGATAATTGTCAGCGCTAACCTTGCACAGCAGAACATATGGGATATGTGCAACGGACTTAAAACAATGCGTGACAACAAGCTGTACAAGGAGCTTGGATATCAGAACTTTGAGGACTATTGCGAAACAGAGGTAGGTTTTAACAGAACACAGGCACATAAGTATATTTCTATTATAGAAAATACCTCTGAAAATGTTTACTCGAGTAAACATTTGGGAGTAAGTAAACTGTATCTCTTATCTACCATAAGCGAACCCGAACAGGCTGAAATCGCCGAAAAGCTCGACCTTGAAAGCACAACGGTTAAGCAGTTAAAAGCCGAAATTGACAGGCTGAAGGACGAAAAACAGGAGGCAACCGACAAGAGCATTGACTATTGCCGACAGCTCAATAACGCTAAGAAAGACGCCGACTATTACAAACAGCAGGCGGACACTTCAAAAGAAAGCTATCGCAATATTGAAAATCAGCTTGCAGAGGAAAAGAACAAAAATTTCAAGCTGACGAATAAAGTTCAGGAGCTTGAAAACCGTCCTATCGAAGTCGCCGTTGCAGAGCCGAGCGACAATGAACGCAGACTTAATGAAACGATTAAGGCTTTGGAAAGGGAGAACATTAAGCATTATGACGAACTCGAAGAAGAGTATCGCAATAACGAAAAAATCGTCAGAAAACAGCTTGAGGATGAAAAACAGGAGGCTCTTCGCAAACAGAAGGAGGAGTATGAAGAAAGGCTGAAAAATGTTCAGACTGCCGACGGTCCATCAGATGACAAGGATGTCTTTAAGGCATATTTTTCAATTGCATATGACAGCTTTATCCGTATGCTCGATTTCGCCAAGCAGTCACAGGACAAGGAATTTTTCAAAGGCAAGGTTGAACATTTAATAGAGGCACTTGCCACACAAAACATAAATCTTTAAGGGGGAGCAACAATGAAACTTTATGAGCTTACCGAGATGTACTCGGATTTATTTAATCAGTTTGACGCTATCAACGAATGGGAACCTGATACGAATGCAGACGGAATGCCGATTGATGATGACGGCAACATTATTGCCAATGTGGATGCATACCGCAACAAGATGTTGACAGCGTGGTTCGATACTCTCACGGGTATTGAGGGCGAATTTGACGAGAAAGCTGAGAGCATTGCAATCTACTACAAACAGCTTCTTGCCGAGGCTAAAATGCTTAAAGCCGAAAAGGCGGCAATTGCAAAAAGACAGTCACAAAAAGAAAAACAGGCGGAGAGCCTTAAAACCTATCTGTTTAAGTCAATGCAGGCACTCGGCAGACAGAAGATTGATATGCCGAGAGCGGTTATGTCGCTTAAAAAGAACGCTCCGAGCCTTGTTGTTGATGATGAAATTTCATTTGTTGAGTGGGCGGAGGAACACAATCTTGACCACCTCTTAAAGTACAATATGCCCGAAGTGAAAAAGAATGATGTCAAGGCTCTCTGCAAAAAGGGCGAAGAAATCCCCTTCGTACATATGGAAGCCAAGCAGTCATTAAGTATTAAGTGAGGTGTTATTTATGGGATTACCTATATTGGTTTTAGGATATTCAGGCAGCGGAAAATCTGCCTCTTTAAGAAATTTCAAAGCAAATGAACTTGCTCTTGTGAATGTAAACGGAAAATCACTCCCGTTCAGAACAAAATTTACTTCTTCAATCAATTCCGACAACTACATAGATATTGAGGACTTTATCAAAAAGCAGAAATGCAAGTCGATTGCAGTTGATGACGCACAGTATCTCATGGCTAACGAGTATATGAGAAGAGCCAAGGAAACAGGCTTTCAGAAGTTTACCGATATCGGTAAAAATTTTTGGGAGCTTGTAAAAGAGGTTGAAACTCTCCCGAATGACACGATTGTTTATTTTCTCAGCCATATTGAAACCGACGAAAACGGCAGACAGAAAGCTAAAACAATCGGCAAGTTGCTTGACGAAAAAATCTCGGTCGAGGGAATGTTTACCACGGTTTTAAAAACTGTTGTCGTTGACGGCAAGTATCTTTTTGCAACACAAACGGACGGTAACGATACCTGTAAAAGTCCGATAGGCTTGTTTGATTCAATGTACATATCAAATGACCTTAAAATTGTTGATGAAGCATTGAGAACATACTATTCAATGCAACCCGAACAGTATTGTGATGAGTGCAAAGCACCGATACTTTCGGACGGTAAACGCACCGTTAAACAGATCATTGACGGCACAACAAAAAATTACGGCAGACAGCTCTGTATGCAGTGTGTTGCAAAGCTGATAAAGCAGAAGAAACAGGAAAAGCAGAGAGAGGGTGCAGACAATGCAACTTCGACCGTATCAAAATGACCTTGTTGAGCAGGTCAGACAGGCTTGGCGAGAAGGTTACAAAGCCCCTTGCATAGTCCTTGGGTGCGGCGGCGGAAAGTCCTGCATTGTCGCAGAAATTGCAAGACGAACAACTTGGAACGGGAAACGGGTGCTGTTCCTTGTTCATAGGAGAGAGCTTGTTGACCAAATATTCAGAACCTTTGTTCGCTGGGGTGTGCTTATGGATTTGTGCCAAATCGGTATGGTGCAGACCTTTACACGAAGATTGAAGAAACTGCCAAAACCCGCACTTATCATCACAGACGAAAATCATCACAGCCTTGCACAAAGCTACAAACGCATTTACGAACATTTTTCGGATGTTCCGAGGGTTGGCGTCACCGCAACACCTGTCCGATTAAACGGTGACGGATTAGGCGATGTCAACGATAAGCTCATAATCGGGGTGAGTACAAAATGGCTCATTGAACATAACTGCCTTGCCCCGTATGATTACTATGCTCCGAGTGTTGCCGACCTTACAGGACTGCACACCAAAATGGGCGAGTATGTCACCGCCGACATTGAAAAGGCAATGATAAAAAACACGGTATTCGGTGATGTTATCAAATATTACAAACAGCTTGCAGACGGTAAAAAAGCCGTCTGTTACTGTTCCTCGGTAAAGCACAGTCTTGCAACAGCGAAGGCATTCCGTGACGCAGAAATTTCAGCCGAGCATATTGACGGAGCAACTCCGAAGGCACAGAGAGAACAGATTATAGCCGATTTCAGGAACGGCAAAATTACAATCCTCTGCAATGTGGATTTGATTTCAGAGGGCTTTGATGTGCCTGACTGCGAATGCACGATTCTGCTCCGACCTACTCACAGCCTTACGCTTTACATTCAGCAGTCAATGCGATGTATGCGCTATAAGCCAAACAAAAGGGCGGTAATCATTGACCATGTGGGCAACTATGCAAGGCACGGAATGCCTGATGACGACCGAGAATGGACGCTTGAAAAACGCAAAAAGCTGAGTGTTAAAAAAATCGAAAAGGAGCAGGAGGAAAAGGTCAGACAATGTCCCGAATGTTTCTTTACATTTTCAGCACCGCCGGCAGGGCAGAAAGCCGTGTGTCCGCATTGCGGTTATGTTTTCCCGACAGCCGAAAGGACCGTTGAAACCGATACCACCGCAAAGCTAATTAAGGTTGAGGGATTCAAGCTTGATTTCAGCACACCCGATGATTGCCACAGCTATGCGGACTTGCTTGCATACGCAAAAAGCCACGGCTACAAAACAGGCTGGGCATATTTTCAGGCACGAAAGAGAGGTATGATAGCTTGACAGAAGAACACGCAATTCAGAACAAAATCCGTATTGCAATTGCACCGTACTGCGATATTTTCCGTATCAATGTGGGCGCAGGCTTTACAAAGGACGGCAGATATTTCAATACGGGAGTTCCGCCCGGATTTTCGGATTTGTTCGGTGTCAGAAAATCAGATGGCAGGGCGGTCTTTATCGAGGTTAAAACTCCCAAGGGCAGACCTACCGAAAAACAACAGAAATTTATACAGATGATGAAACTCAACGGTGCGGTAGCAGGAATATGCAGAAGTGCCGATGAAGCAATTAAATTAATTTTGGAGGAATAATCATGGGTTTTAAATCAAACTGGAACGAAGCAACACAGGGCAGTTCAATCAAGCCTGAGGGTGATTATGAGTGCCTTATCGCTAAGGTTGAGGAGAGAGTAACAAAGAATGGCAAAGAAAATCTGAACATCTCAATGGTAATCAGAAATGATGTTGAGCAGAACTATAAAAACGGATATATATTTGATACATTGTGGAAGAAGAAAGAGCCTACAAACGCAGACTTGCAGGTCAAGGGATACAGCTATGGTCAGATTATGGCACTCGGCAAGGCGGCAGGACTTCCCGATGGCAAGGAGTACGACAGCCTTGAGCAGTTCTGCGGTGAGCTTGTCAATAAGCCGTTGCGTGTAACTATAAAGCACGAAGAATACAACGGAAAAACACAGGAGCGAGTAAGCTGGAGAAATCCTACAAAATATCCGACTGTAAAGCATATTCCAAAGCAGACGACAACCAATACAGCTACAGCCTATGCACAGCCACAGCAGAGTTATGCACCTGCACAGACAGCAAATCAGGGCTTTGTTGATATGCCGATTGACGATGATTTGCCGTTCTGATTTTAAAAAAATTCTTCGGGAATTGCATAAAGCAGTGCAATTTTCACCGTGTTTTTCCTTATATATGGAGGTGAAAAAATGGGCTTTACAAATTTAAACCCAAATAAAAATAAATATTTTGCAGTTCCCGAGGAATTGAAAGGTTACAAAAACTGGGTGTGCTGGCAGTCATATCCAGATCCGAAATCGCACAGCGGAATTTCAAAGAAACCGATAAATCCAAGAACGGGTGGCTTTGCAATGCCGAATAACTCGGACACTTGGTCAGACTTTGAAACAGCAGTCAGAGAATCCGCCAAATATTCGGGCATAGGCTTTATGTTCTCAAATTCACCGTTTTTCGGTGTTGACCTTGACGATATGCCGAATGACATTCAGGACTACCAAAACGGCGGAGCTGACAACATAATCAGCGAGTTTGTGAACACTTTGCAGAGCTATACCGAATTTTCGCAGAGCAAGACAGGCGTTCACATAATCTGCAAGGGAACTCTTCCCGAGGGCAGAAGAAAGGCGAAGAATGATTTGGGCGGTTTTGAAATGTACGAAAACGGCAGATTCTTCGTAGTGACAGGAGATTACTGCTCTGCATATGCGTACATAAACGATTGCACCGAAAGCATAAAGCCGTTGCATTCAAAATATCTCGGCAAGGCAACAGAGCCACAGCCTAAGCTCCGTAACATTGAGATTAATCCGAACACCGTTGACGATATTGTCAGAATCGCCTGCAATGCCAAGAACGGAAGTCTTTTCAAGGCTCTGTACAGCGGTGATTTTTCGGCTTACTCGTCACAGAGCGAGGCGGATATGGCTTTTTGCAATATGCTTGCGTTTTGGTGCGGTTGCGATACCGACAAAATGGATTCGATTTTCAGACAATCAGGCTTAATGCGTGACAAGTGGGACAGAAAACAGTCGGGTACAACCTACGGCATTATAACCCTGCAAAAGGCTGTGTCGGGCTGTACGCAGACCTATAACCCAAAACAGCATAACGATTATTCAATTTCAATCAGCAACGGCAAGGCTGTTCAAGCGATTGACGAAGAAAAAATGCGTGCCTACACCTTTGACGATATGGGCAATGCCGACAGGTTTGTTGATTTATTCGGCGATAATGTAAGGTATTGTTACACTGAGAAAAAGTGGTATTACTACAATTCTATGAAGTGGTGTGTTGACAATATCGGGGTAGTTTTGCGAATGGCAGACAAAAGCGTTGAGGCTATGAAAGCCGAAGCAAGGCTGTACTTGCAAGCTGATGAGGAGAACGGCGGAGATATGTCAAAAGCATTCGAAAAGCATATGAAAGCAAGCCGTTCCAACAAATCAAAAAAAGCAATGCTCAACGAGGTTGAACACCATATCCCCGTACTTCCGGCACAAATGGATAAATACCGTATGGCATTAAACACCCCAAGCGGAATAATCAACCTTAAAAACGGCGAAGTGAGGGCGCATAATCCAGAATATTATTTCACAAAGATTACTTCGGTTGACTGCTCTCAAACGGCAGAGTGTCCCCGTTGGCTTGCATTCCTTGACGATATTTTTGCAGGCGATAAGGAGCTTATTCGCTACATTCAAAAGGCGGTCGGTTACAGTCTGACAGGCTCAACAGCCGAGCAATGCGCATTCTTCCTTTACGGCACGGGACGAAACGGCAAGAGTACATTCATTGATGTTATCCGTGATGTATTCGGCGACTATGCCGCAAACATTCAGCCTGAAACTATTATGGTGAGAAATTCGCAGAGCAGTGCCATAAACAGCGACATTGCACGGTTAAAGGGTGCAAGACTTGTCACCTCGGTTGAGCCGAACGAGGGCGTGCGAATTAATGAGGGACTTCTCAAACAGCTTACGGGTGACGATACCGTAACGGCAAGAAAGCTGTACAGCGAGGAATTTGAGTTCAAGCCCGAGTTTAAGCTGTGGATGGCGACAAACCATAAACCGATTATCAGAGGCACTGACACGGGCATATGGCGAAGAATACATATGATACCGTTCAATGTTCAGATTCCCGAGGATAAGGTTGATAAGAACCTTACGCATAAGCTCAAAGCCGAAATGACCGCAATTTTCAAATGGTGTATCGACGGCTGTATTCTGTGGCAGAGAGAGGGCTTAAAAATGCCGTCTGCCGTTCTTCAGAGCGTGAGAGAGTACAAGCGTGAAATGGATGTCATTTCCGCCTTTATCGAGGACAGATGTGTGTTAGAGGGTTCGGTTCAGGCAAGCACGCTCTATGCCGCCTATACAAGCTGGGCAGGGGATAACAACGAATATTGTATGTCAAATACCAAATTCAGCACCGAGCTTGCCAAACGATTTGAAAAAGTAAAGGGAAGAAATTTCAATTATTTCAATGGAATTTCAATTTATAAAGATTGTTAGTGTGGTAGCTTGAGGAGGGTTTACGGGTTTTTCTAACCTTTCGTATAAGAAAAAATAAACTAATACATATATAGAAAGGGTTCTTTAAAATCGCACCAAACCCACCACAAGCCTCCGCAGGAGGTAATATGAAAAAATATGATTTTAACAATCCACAGGTGTTTGAACAGCTTGAAGATAAAGCAATTGACGGTCAGCTTGATTACTCAGCCTTTCCTCCGCCCGAATACAAATACTTTTCAAGGCTTGCAAAGGTCGGCTACAACAACCGTCATAAAGGCTGGGACATAAACATCTGCCTTGAATGGCAGGACAAGCTCAGAACGGAGTATAAGCGTGACAGAAACGACGCAGACGAATACCGTATGCTCTCACAAAGAATTATGGATAATGTAAAGAAAAGCGCCGACTTCGTCCGTAAGATGTATCAGTCCCAAACCAACGAGCAAACCGTAATCAATGCCCTCCAAGCCTTAGAATGCCTAACCAACGAAAACGGCTTAACCAAAAGAATAACCGAAAAATTAAAGGAGAATGAAGAAAATGATTGATTGTAATATTACTGCAAATTATTTTGCCGAAAAAGAGAGGCTGTGTGCAAGCATTTTGGAGTGTATCGACTGCCCTTTAAGACACGGTAACGATTGCACAAATATTGAAAATAAGTACCCGAAAAGGGCAATCAGTATTGTACAGAAATGGTCAGATAAGCATCCGCAAAAGACATATCTTACGGAGCTTTTGGAGAATTATCCGAACGCAGAGCTTGATCACGGAGTACCAAAGGTTTGCCTAAAAAAATTAGGAGTTGTTTCGGGTTGTGCAAAAACAAAAAAAAGTGACTTGTATATTAGCTGTTATAGGTGTTGGAATCAGCCTATTGAGGAAGGTGAAGAGTGATGGATTTTGTGCTAAACAAAGAAACAATGGAATTTGAACCTGTCAAACAGCCATTTAAAGTTGTTGAAATCAGATGCGAAACCGAAAAAGACTACAACGATTTTGAGAAGATCATAGCGTTGAATCAGCCAAAAAAGCCTGTTAAATCTGATAAACAGGTAATCCGCTATGTGCAGACATATGAGTGTCCTAACTGCGGAAGAAAATTCACAGGCAAAGGCTTATTGAATTACTGCTATCATTGTGGGCAGAGGTTGGATTGGTCGGATGAAATGGGAGGCGAAGAGTAATGGCATTCTCGGAAAAGCTCAAAGCGTTAAGACTTAAAAATGGATTAACGCAAGATGAGTTAGGTGAAAAGCTCTATTTGAGCAGAACAAGTATATCTTACTATGAGCAGGGAAAATTTGAGCCTAATATCGAAACCATAATAGCTGTAGCGGATTTATTTAACATCACAACAGATGAATTGTTGAAGTGAGGTGTGAACACAATAACAAACTTTGAAAAAAATCAAACAGATGTCAATTGACTGCACGAAACATTGGCTTGAAAGCGAGGCAGACAGTAATGACACCTGATGAATACAGACAAAAGCACAAGCGTTGTGCGACCTGCGTGTATTACGGAGGAAATAATTTTTTTCAAGCTTCACCATCTTATTACTGCCTTGCGAAAAACAAAATAACATTTGATTCAAAAGGAAGATTTTGTAAAGTGTATAAAGCTAAAGATTTTAAAAGGGGGCAACGAATTAATGGACAAAATACACAGGGCTGATGTTGATTTTTCAACGCAACTTGAAAAGGCTATGAAGCTGAGAGATATCAGCCCGACAAAGTTAGCGAGGAAATCGGGAGTTCAACGCAGTCAGATTTGTAGATACCTAACTGCCGAAATAGCGCCGACGACGAACAATATACGAAGGTTGTCAATTGCTCTGAATGTTACTACTGATTATTTATTGGGGCTAGCTAAGACAGACGAAAGATAACAAACAATAATTAAATTGCACCAATAATGCAACGAGAAAAAATATACAATGGACTTATAATGCAGACGGACTATCTGTGTTGTAAGTCCATTTTTTATTTGGTGGTGTACGATATGGCTAAGGCATTTGCCATAGGATTTTATAAATCTAAAAAGTGGCAGGATTGCCGACAAAGTTTTATCGCAGAGCGAATGCTTGTTGACGGCGGATTGTGTCAGCTATGTAAAGAGCGACACGGCTTTATTGTGCATCATAAAATCATGATTAATGAGAGCAACATAAACAATCCTGATGTTACTCTCAACCACGACAATCTTTTATATGTGTGCAAAAAGTGTCATGACGATTTGCCGGGACACGGGATAGGTTGCGAACCGAAAAAATATTTTTTCGACGAAAGCGGAATGCTCCGACCGATTATCCCCCCCGTTGAAAAATCGGAAACCAGTGACCGTAGGACCGAGGGGGGCAGTTAGATTTTTTGCGCGCCTTATATATAGCCCCCTCCCCCTCAAAATCGTGTGAAAGGACGGTGACTTGAAATGACTGACGAACAGAAGGAACAAAGAGCGATTAAACGAGAGATAAAGCGATTAACGGAAATCTACAAGGACATAGAAGTTAAGAGAAAAGACCTCGCCGTTGGCTTGATTGAAAATGCGGCGTTCACTCGAATCAGACTGAAAGAACTGCAACAAGACATTGCGATTTATGGCTTGACTGAATTGTTTTCGCAGTCGGAAACGCAAGAGCCGTACTCACGCAAAAGACCTGAGGCAGATTTGTATAACACAATGCTCGGCAACTACCTCAAGTATATTAAACAACTCAACGATATGTTGCCAAAAGTGACCGAGGCGAAGGCTGTGACAACAGACGGCTTTGACGATTTCGTTGAAGGGCGTGACAAGCTTTGAAACGCTATCCATTAAGCTATAATCCGATACTTGAATATTACGAGCAGATAAAGAACGGCAAGGTTACTGTTTGCGACAAAATACGCAAGTGGTACAAACATTTAAGCGATAAAGTGATTAATCCGACAGACGGCTATCATTACGAAGCTAAGCGAGGAAATCACATCATTGAATTTGTTGAAAACTATTGCCGACATAGTAAAGGCAAAATGGGCGGTCAGCTTGTGAAGCTTGAACTGTGGGAAAAAGCGTGGCTTGCGGCGACATTTGGCTTTGTAGACGATGACGGTATAAGACAATATAACTTATCTGTTCTGATTATCGGAAAAAAGAACGGCAAGTCTTTGCTTGCCTCTGCAATAGGCTTGTATATGCTCATCGGTGACGGTGAACCCGGTCCCGAAGTGTATGCAGTTGCTACAAAGCGTGACCAAGCCAAGATTATTTGGCAAGAAGCAAAACGAATGGTTCGCAAGAGTGAAACTCTATTGAAGCGAATTAAACCACTGCTGAATGAATTGAGTTCAGAAGATTACAACTGCGGAGTATTTAAGCCGCTTGCCTCTGATTCGGACACGCTTGACGGTCTAAATGTGCATTGTTGTTTAATGGATGAGTTGCACCAGTGGAAAAACGGCAGACAGCTGTATGACATTATGGCAGACGGTACGATCGGGCGAGACCAACCGCTTATCCTTGTGACAACAACAGCCGGAAAAATCAGAGAGGACATCTACGATGAAATCTATGACGATGCCGTTCGCACTACGAATGGTTTGTTTGACGATGTAGGTTACAAGGACGAACACAGCCTTTACATCATCTACGAGCTTGACAAGCGTGAAGAATGGGAAAAACCCGATTGTTGGGAAAAGGCTAACCCCGGACTTGGGACGATTAAAAATCGAAATGCTCTTGCAAGCAAAGTCAAGAAAGCGCAGGCGAATCCGTCACTTGTACGCAACCTTGTATGCAAAGAATTTAACATAGCCGAAACATCAACTGAATCGTGGCTCAATTTCGAGGAGCTTAACAACGAAACAAAATTTGATGTAAAGAAGCTTCATCCAACCTATGGCATAGGCGGAGCAGATTTATCAAGCACAACCGACCTTACGGCGGCCAAGATGTTGTTCCGAGTGCCTGACAATGAAAACATTTATGTGTTGTCTATGTACTGGATACCGGCAGACCTTGTGGAGAAAAAAGTAACCGAGGATAAGATCCCGTATGACAAGTGGATAGAACAAGGCTTTATGCGTACCTGCCCCGGAAACAAAATCGACGCAAGTGTTGTTACGGAGTGGTATCAAGAATTACAAGACGAATACGACATTTACTTGTGGAAAGAGGGCTATGACGCTTGGTCAGCTCAGATGTGGGTTAATCAGATGATTGACGCCTTCGGTCCTACCGTTATGGAAGCTGTACATCAGGGTAAGAAAACGCTGTCTGCTCCGATGAAAGCTCTCAAAGCCGACCTTGTAAAGAAAAGAATAATTTACAACAACAATCCAATTGATAAATGGTGTCTTGCAAACACCGCAATAGATGAGGACAGAAACGGTAATATACAGCCGATTAAGACCTCAAAGTCAACAAGACGAATTGACGGTACTGCGGCATTGCTTGACGCTTACACGATATATTTTGAATACGAAGATGAATATTTAAGCATTGTTTAGGAGGTGAGAGAGTGGGAAAATTTAAGAACTTTTTAAATTCTGTTCGCAATGTCAGAAAGACAAAGAATTTTTCAAGGGTTGAACTTGTTACACAGAATAATTCAAATTTCTTCTTGTGGGGCAACAGAGCATATGATTCCGACACCGTCCGAGCTTGCGTTAATGCACAGGCTCTCAGATTCTCGAAGTTATCCATTAAACACATAAGAGAAACAATCGTTGACGGCAGAAAAGACCTCTTAATCAATCCCGAACCTTACGTCAAGTTCTTGCTTGAAGAACCCAACCCGTATACAACAATGGATATGCTTCTATACAGGACAAGTACACAGTTATCGTTATCGGGCAATGCTTTTTGGCTCATCATTAGAGACACAAACGGCTTGCCTACGGAATTGTATTTCATACCGGCTAAATCAGCTACGGATTTGTACGACACTAACGGCAACCTTGTTTATGAATTTATCCTTGCAAACGGCAAGACCTACCGTTTTGCCTCCGAAGATGTCATACATTTGCGTGATGATTTTGCTGAAAACGATATATTCGGCAGCGGTAAATTTAAGGCTCTTGCTCCTCTGCTTGAAATTGTTGAAACGACTGACAGTGGCATTATTAGCGCTATCCGAAATTCAAGCGTAATTAAATGGCTGTTGAAATATACTTCATCGTTGCGCCCTGAGGACTTGAAGAAGAACGCAAAAGCGTTTGCTGATAACTATCTTAACATCAGCAACAGCTCCGTGGGTGTTGCGGCAGTTGACGCAAAAGTTGACGCAAATCAGATAACCCCGAATGACTATGTTCCTAATGCTTTGCAAATGGATAGAACGAAAAACAGAATCCTTGAGCTTTTTAACACTAATGTGAAAATTATCACATCAACAGCGAACGAAGATGAAGAAAACGCCTATTTCGAGGCGGTGATTTCACCTAAAATTATTCAGCTTAAAAACGAGCTGACACGGAAACTATTCACTCGCCGTCAGCGTAGTTGTGGAAATTACATCGCAGTAGGTTCGTTCAATCTACAATCTGCAAGCCTTAAAACAAAACTGAATTTCGCCGGAATGGTAGACCGTGGAGCAATGCTCCCGAACGAATGGCGAGAATCGCTTGGCCTTGCTCCTGTTCCGGGCGGTGATACTCCGCTCAGAAGATTAGATACAGTTGCAGTTGACGAAGGAGGTGAAAATGATGCCGAAAACAATTGACATTAAAGGCCCTATCATTACGAATGATGATAAGTGGATTTACGACTGGTTTGGAGTAGCCTCCTGTTGCCCAGCTGACATTCGCTCACAGCTTTACGAAGTGGCGGATGATGAGGGTGTACAGGTTGTTATCAATTCATCAGGTGGTGACATCTTTGCCGCCTCCGAAATTTACGATATGCTCGCCGAAAGCAAGGCTACAATCAAGGTCATTTTTGCCGCCTCTGCCGCTTCATACATCGCTTGTGCGTGCACATCTGAGATTGTGCCAACAGGTATGTTTATGATTCATAATGTTTCAAGCTATGCCGCAGGCGATTACAATGACATGGCACACGAATCAGGCGTGTTGCTTAAAGCAAGTAAAGCCGTTGCAACAGCTTACCGACTTAAAACGGGTATGAGCGAGGATGAGCTTATCGGACTTATGGATAAAGAAACTTGGCTCACTGCTGACGAGGCGGTTGAAAAAGGTTTTATTGATAAGGTCACAGAATATGCTGAAAAGCCAAAAGAGGTTAAACTTGCGGCAAGCCTTAGTGGTCTTATCCCTGATACAATCATTAAACAGATGAGGGACGAAAAAACACAGCTTACAGCAAAACTTGAATTACTCAAACGAAAGGAAGTTGAAGAAGAATGAACAAACAGGAATATCTCGATAAGAGAAATGCTCTCTATGACAAGGCGAAAAAGCTCATCGCAGAGAATAAGCTCGCCGAGGCGAAAGAGATCACACAGCAGATTGACAAGCTCGACAGCGACTTTGAAAATTCTGCCGTAAACAAGGCAAATAAAAACGCAGAGGAGGGAATTAAAATGCCTGCACCATTTGAAAATCACAAGGCAAACATCGACCTTACAGATGAGGGCGAACAGGTAACGGATATGTACGCAACACTTGAATACAGAAAAGCTTTTGCTAATTATATTCAGAACGGCGTACCCGTGCCACAGAAGTTTATGAATGTGGCATCACAGACCACATCAAGCACTGCGGCGGCTATTGTGCCGACCACAATGTATCAGCGTTTAATCGTTGAACTTGAAAAAATCGGCGAAATTTACGCAAGAGTGTTCAAGACGGCTTATCCGACGGCACTTCTTATCCCCACACAGAACATCCGTCCAACAGCAAGCTGGGTTGATGAGGAAAAGGGTTCAGACCAGCAGAAAGTAACTACTGACAAGGTTGTCTTTGCCGGCTATAAGCTTGAATGCAAGGTTGCGTTCTCGCTCTTCATGACAAAGACTGCACTTGACACTTTTGAATCACAGTTTATCGACCAGATTAAGAATGCAGTTGTTAAGGCTTGTGAAATGGCAATCGTTAAGGGTTCGGGTTCAGGTTCGCCAACCGGCATTCTTTCATGCACTCCGCCTGACGGTCAGACAATCGAGATTGCAAAAACCGGCAAGCTCACATATTCAACACTTTGCTCCGCCGAGGCGGCTCTTCCTGCCGCATACGATGACGCTGTATGGCTTATGACAAAGAAGTCATTCTTTGCATTCATGGGCATTACAGACAGCAACGGTCAGCCTGTCGCTCGTATGTCCGAAGGACTTAACGGCAAGCCGTCGCTCTCCCTCTTTGGTCGTGCTGTTATCCCGACAGACGGCTATATGGATTCGTACGCTGACACGGTTTCAGCCAACACAACCTTTGCGATGATGTTCAATCTTAACGATTACATCTTCAACGAGGTAATGGGCTTAAGCGTCAAGAAATACGAGGAAGACGATACCGATAACACAGTCCTTAAAGCCGTAATGCTTGCAGACGGTAAGGTCGTGGATACTCACAGCCTTGTTAAGCTCGTAAAAAAGAGCGCTTAAAAGAGGTTTGAATTATGGCAGTATCAAATGAAATTGAAGCCGTAAAGGTTTCGCTCCGTATCAATACGGTGTTGTTCGATGATGAAATATCTGCCCTCATTGATTCTGCCAAAAGTGACATGGCAGGTGCAGGAGTTGATGTCAACGACAAAAACTCAACTGCACTTGTTATGCAGGCAATTAAATTCTATTGCCGCGCTTATTTCTCGATTACCGCCGACAGCGAATGGGCACGGCATTACGAAGAATTGCGTGACTCAATGGCGGCGAGAGGAGTGCAGACAGATGAACGCTGACACACTTGTTAAACTGATTGAAAAGTCAGGGCAAACAACCAATGACATCGGCGAAATTGTGTATCAGGAAAAGCTCCGAACGATTTATGCACAACGCAAATATGTTCGACAATCTGAATTTTTTCAGGCACAGGCGAACGGGTTGAAACCCGAATGTATGCTTGAAGTCAACTCGTTTGAGTACCACAACGAAGAATTTTGTTATCTCGAAAATAAGAGGTTTAAGATTTATCGTGCGTATGAGATTAAAGGCACAGAGCGTACGGAGCTGTATTTAACGGATGTGGTAGGTGAGAATAATGTCTTTGCCTAAAGCAGTTAAAATCACAAAAAACGGCGTTGAGATAATCAGCAATGTTGACCGTATTCAATATACGCTCAAAGAGCTTGAACGAGCCGCTCTGCGTGATGTCGGCAAGTTGGTATGTAAACGGTCACGACAAAAAATAAAACGCAGGACGGGACGCTTGGCGAAAAACACACAGTATTGGGTACGCTCAAAGCAAAAAATTCCTGACCTGCAGGTTGGTTTTAAGCCGGGCGGATTCTATGGCTTGTATCAAGAAATCGGTACAAGCAAGGCTCCAAAAATCGGAGCATTGAGCGATGCTGCCGAAAGCAACATCAAAGACATTATAAAGATTGAACAGCAATACCTCAGTGCCGTAGGTACAGAAGAGGCAGAACGCAAACTGAACGAGGGGGAATACAGCGGTGAATAGCATTAAGAATTTTTTGAGTGCGGTTTTATCGCAGTATGCCCCTTCATTTTTTATGATTGGTGACGGGTTCCCGAGGCTTGTTTATGAGATTAAACAGCTTTACACCGATGAGCCGTACAAGAAATATCTTGTTACGCTTAATCTGTATGATAGGTTCACCACCGAGAAAATCGACAATATTGTGGATGAAATCTATTCGGATGTTGCGAGAGCAACCTATACACAGGGTAAACGGCATTACAAGTTTTACAACAACAGCGACAGGCAGTATGTCGCCGAATCGGACAAAACAATAAATAGAATAATGGCAACCCTTGAATTGAGGGTTTATGAAAGAGAGGACGATTGAAATGGCAACAGTTAAGCCACGAAAGATTAAACCGTACAGCGGTTACAGCAATAAGACGGCTGACCATATGCTCCTTGATGCAGGTGCGTTTTTCGCAAATTACGATCCTGCTACGGACACATATGCAAGTGCTAAAACGGCAGGCAAATGTCTTGGTGTAACAATCAAAGGCGGCGAATTTTCCGCAAAGCCGACACTCAGACGCCTTGAATTTGACGGCGTAAAAACAAGAACTAAAGGCGACACAGTAGTTGACGGTTGGGAAGTTTACATCAAGGCAACACTTGCTGAGATGACTACCCAGAACTTCATTTATGGCCTTGGAATTGCCGACAAAGGCACAGACGAAAAGGTCGTAGGCTACGATGTAATCACGGGTAGAGATGTTATTCTTGACGGTGACTACATTAAGAATATCACTTGGGTAGGCTGTCTCCTCGGAGAGGATAAGCCGTGCATTATTCAGGTGTTCAACGGCTTCAATGAGAACGGTCTTACACTTGCGATTGCCGACAAAGATAATGGCAAGGTGGAGGCTCAGTTCTATGGTAACCTTTCACCCGAAGTTTATGATTCAGAGGATGAAATCAAACCGCCGTTTAAGATTTTCAGACCGACAGAAAAAACGGAAACAACGGAAACATCGGAGGCATAATTATGAGAAAATTAAGCATTAAAGACGCATTCACTCTTGCTCGCATTATCAAAAAAGCAGACATCAAAGAGGAAATTGCAGACTTTGCAAATCGTATCGCTATTAAAAATAACAGCAAAGATGAAACAGTCAACACTGAAGCGGTCGGTCTTGAATTTGTGATTACGCTGTTAACTTCTTTGTCAAACAAAGAAACAGAACAGGAATTTTATTCATTGCTGGCCGATATCAGAGGCGACATTACTGCTGATGATGTAAGTAAATTAAGTATTCCCGAAGTCCTCAGCAATGTAAAGAAAATCATCAGAGAGAATGATATTAAAAGTTTTTTTACCTCAGCCTTAGTCTTGAAGTAAGAACATATGGAATGCTCATGCAGTATTGTTGCGGCAATACTGCCATACTGCATGAGTTGTCTTTCTCCGATGCTGTCGAAATTATCAAAAACGCTATAAATGACCGTAATGACGAATTGCTTTATAAAGCCTATATTTTGACTGTTGTAGGAAATTTCACAGGCTTGTCGTACACGGATTTCGTTAACAAGGCAACAGGCTCGACACGGCCCGAAAACATTATTGATACGGTCAATACGGAAGAAATTGAAAAAAAGATTGAAAACTACCTTGACAATTATAAATGGGAGGAGGTGTAGCTAATAATGGCTGTTGAAGTATTTAAGTTATTTGGTTCTATATTCGTAAATAATGATGAAGCAAACAAATCAATCGCCGAAACCGAGAAGAAAAGCAAGGGCGTTGCTTCAACACTCGGTAGCGGAATCAAAACAGCAGCTAAATGGGGAACTGCTCTGGTAGGTGGAGCAGCGGCAGGTGTAGGAGCATTGTCCGCTGTTGCAGAGAGCACCCGAGAATACCGAACAGAAATGGGAAAACTTGACACAGCTTTCACCACAAACAAATTCTCAGCGGCAGACGCAAAGCAAACATATTCCGACCTCTATGCTGTGGTTGGCGACAGCGGACAAGCGACGGAAGCCGCAAACCACCTTTCTTTGCTATGTAATTCCACCAAAGACTTGCAATCTTGGACGGAAATTTGCACAGGTGTTTACGGTCAATTCGGTGATTCCTTGCCTATTGAGGGTTTGACAGAGGCGGCAAACGAAACCGCAAAAGTTGGACAGGTAACAGGTCCGCTTGCCGATGCACTTAACTGGATGGGCGTATCAGAAGATGAGTTCAACGAAAAACTTGCAAAATGCTCCTCAGAACAAGAGCGACAGCAGTTAATTACATCCACGCTCACATCGCTATATTCTGATGCGTCGGCTCAGTATAAAGAAACAAACGGCGATGTAATGGAATCCAACAGAGCTCATCAGCAGTTGTCGGATACAATGGCGCAAATTGGTGCTGTCGCTGAACCCGTGCTTAATTCGCTTATTGGTTTAGGCGGCAAGCTGCTTGAGCAGTTATCACCGATTATTGAAGGTGTAGCTGATAGCCTTGCGCCTGCGCTCATTAACATTTGCGAAGAGGTTGCCCCGATAATTGTGTCAATGCTTGAACAGATTATGCCGTTGATTGAGGAACTACTGCCGTTTATAGCTCAGCTTATAGAGCAGTTAGCCCCTCTCATTGTACAAATTGTCGAGCAATTATTTCCGCCTTTAATGCAGATTATACAGGATTTACTTCCGTATTTTATGCAAATAATTCAAGCGATAATGCCATTATTCAGCACGCTTGTAGAACTCTTAATGCCCGTTATCGAGGTGTTCGTTCAGCTTGCTGGCGTATTGCTCAACAGCTTATTGGCGGCACTTACTCCGATTATAGAGGATTTAGCTACATTCCTTAATGACCTTTTAACACCTCTTATTCCGATTATAAGCGAATTATGTAACACGATTGTCAGCACTTTACAGCCTGTTCTTGAACAGCTATCACCTGTCATCTCACTGGTTTTTGACGCTCTTCGACCGGTTCTTGGCCTACTCGGTGAAATGCTTGAAACACTTATCCCTGCACTTGTTCCGGTGATTGAATGGCTTGCACATATCTTTTCAGAAGTTTTAGGCAATGCAATTAAAAGAGTTAAAAAAATTCTTGAACCGCTTTCGGGGATTTTTAATGGAATTGTAGATTTCGTTAAAGGTGTGTTCTCGGGCAATTGGGAACAAGCGTGGAACGGTGTTGTTAACATTTTCAAAAATGTATTTAACCTTTTACCCACATTCGTTGAGAATGTAATCAACGGCATTATTTGGATTATTAATAAATTGTTGGAAGGCGTAAACTGGGCAACATCAATGATTGGCTGGGAAATAGATCCGATTCCGGAAGTAACCTTACCTCGTTTCCGTGCCGGTATTGATTATGTTCCACACGATAAGTTCGCCGCATATCTTGATGCCGGCGAGGCAGTTCTCACAGCTCAAGAAGCCGAGAAGTACCGCCAGTCAAAGCGTGAAGACAGAAGCTCAGTATTTGGAAATGATTCAACTAACATCGTCAACAACATTAGTATTAATATCCCCTCTGTCGCTATTAATAACGACATGGATATTGACAGCTTCGTTGACGATATGAGCAATCGGCTCGCCGATGAAGTAACAAGGAGGCAGAAAGCGTATGCATAACTTTTATTTCGGAGGTAAATGGCTATCATATTTCGGCGGTCGTATCACACAAGCACCACAGCACGAAATTCCCGTCAGAGATGTTTCAACGGTTGAAATCCCGTGTAGAGACGGTGATGTCTTGCTTGATAATGGGCGGTGGAAGAATGTTGAATTTGAGCGTGAAATTTCCTTTTTGCCGTACCTGTCCGAATTGTCAGCAAAACATCTTGCGAGGGCCGTAATTGAATGGCTGACCTTAAATCGTGGCTACCAAAAGTACAAGGATACTTATAACCCCGGATATTTCACCGAGGCTTATATATCAAATGCTGACGATATTGTTCGTGAGCTCCCAACATTACTTACAACTAAAATCAAATTCAACCGCAAGCCGTGGTGGTATTCAGAACTTGGACAGCGGACTATTGATTTTGAAGTTAATAAATCGGTTTCCTTGCACAATCCCGAACAATATGAATCCTTACCTACTATCATCATAACTAACACGAATGTTAGCGGTGGCACTACGGCAGTTGCTAAAATTAACATAAACGGTGAATCATTTGATTTGAAGTGCACAGGTGGTTATGACTACGCCGTGCTTGACGGCGAAACTATGCAATATATTGCACACAAATCAGACGGTACAACTAATTTTGTTGACGATACTATCCCCCCTAAGCTAAAGGTCGGAGACAATCAAATTGTAGTAACGACATATAAAAACGCGTTTCTGTCGATAAAACCAAATTGGAGGCGATTGTAAAAGTGTTCCCCTTGTTGTATAAATCGGATTTTAAAACAATCGGCCCAAGTAGATTTAAACTGCTCGGACGGATTACGGAAATAATCAGCGGTAAAGTTACCGAGGAACGAAACGGTGATTATTTGCTCGAAATGGAACTATCAACAACGGACAGATGTGCTGATTTACTCGACACGCAGTATTTCATTAAGGCAAAACCAAATCCGACAGACGAACCGCAATTTTTTGAAATCTATAATTTGCAGTACAAGGATAAAAAATCCGTTGTAATCAAAGCAAAGCATATCAAGCATAATCTGTATAACAATTTTTTGGTTGAAGTACAAAATCAAACAGACATAATGCGCACACCTGCGGAATGGTGGCATTACCTTTGTACAGGGCAGGAAGAAGGCTTGCAAACGCAAATGACCTTGTGGGCGCACTACTTTAAATTTACATCTGATATCACCACAAAATCCTCTATGACACTCGGTTTTGTTACTCCGTGTACTCTCGGAGATTTTATGGGCGGAGCTGACGGCTCACTTGTTGATGTTTTCGGAGGCGAGTATAAATATAACAATTTCAATGTGTCTCTTTTAAAAAACCGTGGAGCAACTACTAAATACCATTTAAAGTGGGGGAAAAATCTGAGCAGTTTAACGCAAACGCTTGATTCGGACGATATTTGCTCGCACGTGGCGGCATATGCGACTTGCTATGATGCCTATGCAAAGCGCAATGTTGTGCTTTGCTCACAGCCACAGGAACTTAAAAGCCACAAATCAAAGTTAATTAAGGTTAAAGCTGTTGATGTAACAGACGGTGGCTCGGTTGATATTGGTGATGCGACGGGCTACTGGAATTTTAATGCTCAGACAGGTGAAAACAAAGACCTTTTGATTCAGAAACTTAACATACAGGCTCAGGTGTTAAGAGGTCAGCTCGCAAGCACTAATGGAGCACCTACGCTTAATGTCAAGGTTGATTATCCCCCAACACTTAATGAAATGCTTGGACTGCATTTATGCGACACGGTGTATGTTGATACTGAAAACGATAGTTTGCAAGCAAAAATAATTAAAACAGACTATGATTTCGTACTCGAACGGTGGAACAGTCTCGAACTCGGCACAGCGAAGTCAAAGTTATCTGATTATATAGTTAAATGAGGTGAAAAAATTTGAACATTAATCATACAAAAATGACGCTTGAAATTAATAGTTGCAAAAACTATGAAATTTTAGAAGTCAGACAGGGCGACAAAGGCTCACGCATTATTGATTTTGCGTTCACCGTCAACGGTGAAACTGTTGACCTTGCCTCTACGATGTCAGCAAAAGTCAATGCTACGGTTGACGATGTAATCGTTGCGGACAGCGTTGCCGCTATTGTTGACGCCGAAAACAATGTAGTCACAGTTACGCTCACAGACACAATGCTTGCTTTGTCGGGAATTTGCAAAATGGACATTGTGCTTATGGAAGGCGACGAAATCATAACTGCTGAAACCGTTTGTTTGCGTGTGGGCAAAAGCGTAATCAACGATGACAGCAAAGCTTTTCCGGGAGCAAGCTCGATTGTGGAAATCACAAAAGAAGTCAAAAACGCAAGAGGCAGCCATAATTCGCTTGGAGCAAGGCTTGATACGGCCGACGCAAATCTTGCAAAAAAAGCAGATAAGGCTACAACACTCGCAGGGTACGGAATTACGGATGCATATACACGAGAAAAAACAAATGAGAAACTTGCCCGAAAACTTGATTCAATGCCGTTTGACAGCGAACCAACGAATAACAGCCCGTGTTATCTCACGAGCGGCACGGTTTACAATGCTCTGCTTGTTAAAGTAGATAAAACCGCCTTGGCGACTAAATACGATTCATCAAATATTGAACTTGGTACAGCTACTCTTACTCCGTACTCTACTTTGATTGATAAAATAAAATCTGCAACTTGCGTTTATGAAAAAATTGGCGATATCGTTATTGTAAATGTCACCGTCATTATGAACGC